CTGGCCCGCATGAAAGCCGAGTCGGGTTTTGTTGCGCAGACCCTGGTCACGGCCGCCATTCCGTCCATGACCGTGCTGGCGCAGGAGCTCAAACAGGTGCTGTTTGGCACTGACGATGCAGTAGGCGGCATCCAGCGTCTGCGCACCGATGGTTCGCTCACCACCTGGGCGCAGAACACGGCGTACGCCATCGCCATGGTCATCGACGCCCTGCGCGGCATCGGCCAGACCATCAAGTCGGTGATTGGCAGTTTCCAGGCGGTGTGGGCAGACATCGAGCTGGCGGGGACTTTCCTCGCAGGCGGTGAGGGAGTGAACCCGTTTTCTGATGAGAACCGCGCACGCCTCAAGGCGGCGCTGGACAAGCGCAACGCGATCGTCGAGCAGGCAAATCAGAACTACGTCGAGCTGTGGGACATGCCACTCTTGGCCGATGCGGTCACCAAGCGCTTTGATGACATCCGCAAAGCCACTGACGCGAGCAGTACCGAAACGACTGCACCGGCTCCCCGCAAGCGCCTGAACTACAGCACCGCCACCACGAGCGTCACAGCCACGGCCATGGCAGGCATCGACAGTGAGCTCAAGCGCCTGCAAGGCCTGGTGGATGTGGAGTCCGGCATCCTCAAGGATCGCCAACGCATCATCGACCTTTATGAAAACCAGGGCTACCTGAGTTTCAAGGAAGCCAGTGAGGCCCGCCTGGCGGCCCAGCAGGACTTCACGCAAAAGCTCTCTGCCTTGTCCTCAGATGAGGAAGCCGTTTTGCGCCGTGGCTTGGAGACGGTCGCGAAAACCAGTCAAGACAAACTCAAGCTGCAAGACAAACTCGCGGAAATCGCCCTCAAGCGTCAAAAGCTCGAGCGCGACGCCCAGCAGTCAGACCTGGAGCGCCAGATCCGCTTGCCGGGTGAATCGCTCAAGGATCTGCAAGAGCAGGCCTCGCGTGGCCAGGCCCAGTTGCGCGCCAGCGAAGAGCAGATCAAGACGCTGCGCGAGACGGGCTCCATCAGCGAGCTCGATTCATTGAGCCGCTTAGCCGAAGCCCGTGAGGAAAGCGCCAATCAGCTGGCCACACTTGCTCAGCAGGCGCGTGCATTGGCCGAGGCCGCCCCTGGCAATGAAAAACTTGCCGAAGCCCTTCGCAAAATCGAGGAAGCTGCGCGCCAGGCGGCAGACGGCGCACAGCTGTTGACGCAGCGGGCCAAGGAACTCTCGGACCCCGAGGCGGGGTTTGCCAAAGGCCTGCGCGCTGTGGCCGAGGAAGCCGAGCAAATCGGCAAGCAGATGGAAGCGGCCACCGTTCGCGCCTTCAATGGCATGACGGATGCGCTGTTGGGCTTTGTGATGACGGGCAAGCTCGACTTCAGGTCGCTGGCGAACTCCATCATCTCGGATTTGATCCGCATCCAGATCCAGCGCGCCATCACCTTGCCCCTGGCCAAAGCCATGAGCAGCTTCTTTGGTTTTGCCGATGGCGGGGTCATGACGGCACAGGGACCATTGCCACTGTCAGTACCGCTGCGGGGCTACGCCAGCGGAGGGATTGCCAATTCGCCGCAACTGGCGGTGTTTGGCGAAGGCTCGAGGCCAGAGGCCTATGTGCCGTTGCCTGATGGGCGGACCACTCCCGTGACCATGAGCGGTGGCGCTGCGGGTGCCGGCTTGGGGTCGGGCACCGTCTTCAACATTTCCGTGAACGTCTCCGATGCAGGTGCCTCCACACGAGGCGACAACGCTGGCGGTCGTGACCTGGGTCAGGCAGTGGCCAACGCGGTACGCCAGGAGTTGCTCGCGCAAAAGCGGGCCGGAGGTTTGCTCGATAGCAGGAGGGCTTTGTAAATGGCTGTATTCACATGGATCCCTTCCTTGGGTGCCAGTCTGGCCATGCGGCCCAATGTGCGCCGTGTGGCTTTTGGGGATGGCTATGAGCAGCGCCTGGCCTTTGGCATCCACACCCAAGCCGAGGTCTGGACGCTGGAGTTTCGCGGACGAACCACGCAGGATGCCGGTGCCATCGATGCGTTTTTGCGTGCTCGCGGGGGTGTGCAGGCCTTTGAGTGGACCACCCCTGCAGGCACTGCGGCCAAGTTCACCTGCGAAGAGTGGAGCCGCTCGGTCGATGAGCCCAACATCGAGACGGTTCGGGCCACGTTCAAACAGGTGTTTGATTTGTCATGACCGATTCCATTCAAACCAGTCCGGCGATCACCTCAGAAATCCAGAAATTGGCCCCCAGCGCTGTGATCGAGCTCTTTGTGCTCGATTTATCGCTCTTTGGGCAGGGACCCGTACGCTTTCACGCAGGGACCAACGCCCTCCTGCAGCGTGTGGTCTGGCAAGGCCACGCCTATGAGGCGTTTCCGATCCAGGTAGAGGGCTTTGAGTTCAACGGTGGCGGGCAGGTGCCCCGTCCCCGGTTGCGGGTGGCCAATGTCACGGGCTCGATCACCGCTCTGGTGCTGAGCTACCAAGACCTGGTGGGTGCCAGGATCACCCGCAAGCGAACCCTGGCCAAGTACCTCGACGCGGTCAATTTTGAGGGCGGCTTGAACCCGACAGCAGACCCCATGGCCGAGTTTGCTGACGATGTGTACTGCGTTGACCGCAAGTCGCGTGAAACGCGCGAGGTGGTCGAGTTAGAGTTGGCCGCATCGTTTGATTTGGAGGGCGTCAGCTTGCCACGACGGCAGATCGTGCAAAACGTCTGTCCTTGGTCCTACCGGGGTGCCGAGTGTGGTTACACGGGCAGCGCGTATTTCAACGCCAGCGATGAGTTGGTGAGCAGCAGGGCGCAGGACACCTGCGGCAAACGCCTGGCATCTTGCCAGAGACGATTTGGGACGAATGCTGAGCTGCCCTTCGGTGGCTTTCCTGCCGCTGGCTTGTTTCGATGATGACTCAAGGCAATCCATGAATGAAATCAATCAGTCTTTGGCATTGACCCACGCCGCACGCGAGTATCCCCGCGAAGCCTGTGGCTTGGTGATTGTTCAAAAGGGCAGGCAGGTGTACTTCCCCTGCCGTAACATTGGCTTGGGGACCGACCAGTTTGTGATTCACCCTGAAGACTATGTGCAGGCCCATCACCAGGGTGAGATCGTGGGTGTTTTTCACTCACATCCGAATTTGCCTGCGCAACCCAGCCAGGCCGATCGTGTGGCTTGCGAGGCCACAGGATTGCCGTGGTTCATCGTTTCATTACCCGCCGGGCAGTGGGTGCAGATCAAGCCTGAGGGGTATGTTGCGCCCCTGGTAGGTCGTCAATGGGCCCATGGCGTTCTTGACTGCTACGCCCTGGTTCGCGATTGGTACGTCCAGGAGCGCAGCATCGAGCTGCCGAATTTTGAGCGCTTTGATGAATGGTGGAAGCGTGGCATGAACCTGTACCTGGACAATTTTGGATCGGCTGGGTTTGAAGTCACGGAACTGGACGATCTGATGGATTTGAAAGTAGGCGACGTGCTTTTGATGCAGGTAGCTTCACCCGTACCCAACCATGCGGCGGTGTATCTGGGCGATGGTTTGATCCTGCACCACCTGCAGGGCAGGCTATCGAGTCGGGATGTGTACGGCGGTTACTGGCACAAGGTCACCACCCATGCTTTGCGGTATCCACACTTGCACACACACCAACATGTACAAGCACACCGCTCTGATAGCGAGTCACGCGATGGCCTCAATCCTTCTTCTTGGTGAACTGGGCAGGCGCTTTGGCCGTCGCCATCAGATGGCGGTGGCCTCAGCCGCAGAGGCTGTGCGCGCCCTGTGCGCCAATTTCCCGCACTTCGAGCGCGAGTTGGTGTCCTCTGGCGAGCGCGGTGTGGGCTACCGTGTTCTGGTGGAGCGCGACGCCTTGTCGCTCGATCGCCTGCATGAGCCCACCGGCCAGCAACGCATCACCATCGCACCCGTGGTCTCCGGGGCAGGCGGCAACGGCTTGGGTCAGATCCTTTTGGGTGCGGCGCTGATCGCCGTGTCGTGGTGGAACCCAATGGGCTGGGCAGCAGCGGGTTCATTCCTGTCCCAAGCCACCCTGTATTCGGTGGGCACATCCATGATCTTGGGTGGTGTGGCCCAGATGATTGCGCCCACCGCCAAAGCAGCTGACCCCTCCGAGCGCCCAGAAAACCGCCCCAGCTACGTCTTCAACGGGGCCGTGAATACCACTGCCCAAGGCCATCCGGTACCCGTAGGCTATGGCCGAATGATCGTGGGCTCGGCCGTGATCAGCGCGGGCATAGATGTTGATGAAATACCTGTCGATGAAATACCCGTTGACGAGATATCTGTATGACGACGCCCCCGACAGATTCCAGGCCTTTGATCATCGGTGCGGGTGGTGGTGGCAAGTCCGGTGGGGGCAGCGTCCGTGTGGCGCAAGAAGCGGCCGACAGCTTGCGCTCCAAAGCCTACGCGCGCGTGGTCGACCTGGTGTGCGAAGGAGAAATCGAAGGCCTGGTCCAGGGCTTGCAGTCGGTGTTTCTAGACGACACGCCAATCCAGAATGCCGATGGCAGCTACAACTTCTCCGGAGTCACACTCGAGAGTCGTCCGGGCACCCAGCAGCAGGGCTACATCCCTGGCTTTGCCTCGGTAGAAAGCGAGGTTTCGGTTGGTGTGGAGTGCAAGTTTGGTCAGCCAGTCGTGCGCTCCATCACGGACCCCGATGTCGACGCTGTGCGTCTGAAGATCAGCATGCCCGCGCTGACCTTGCAGGACACTACCAACGGAGACTTGAACGGGACAACGCTCAGTTATGCGATCGATGTGCAGTCGGCGGGCTCCGGTTTTGTTCAGGTGATCACCGATACGGTCACTGGCAAAACCACCTCGCGCTACCAGCGCAGCTATTACGTGCCGCTGCCCGGCACTGGCCCCTGGGATGTGCGATTGCGCAGGCTCACCGAAGACGCGACCCAGAGCAGCCTGCAAAACAAAACCTTTCTGGACTCGTACACCGAGGTCATCGAGAGCAAGCTGCGCTACCCCAACAGCGCCTTGATGGCCTTGCGGGTAGATGCGTCGCAGTTCAATAGTATTCCCCGGCGCAGCTATGACTTGAAGCTCCTGCGCGTGCGGGTGCCGTCCAACTACGCCCCTGAAACCCGGTCATACACCGGAATCTGGGATGGCACGTTCAAGGTGGCCTGGACCGACAACCCGGCATGGTGCTTTTATGACCTGGTGACCAACACCCGTTACGGCCTTGGTCATTTCATCCCCGAGTCTCAAGTGGACAAATGGGCGCTGTACCGGGTAGCGCGTTACTGTGACGAGCTGGTGCCCGATGGTCTTGGCGGGTATGAGCCCCGCTTCACCTGTAACCTGTACCTGCAAACCCGTGAGCAGGCTTACAAGGTCGTGCAGGACATGGCCTCGGTGTTTCGGGGCATGGCCTACTGGTCGGGCGGTGCCATCACGGTCACGCAGGATGCACCGCAAGACCCGGTCTACCAGTTCACCTCCGCCAACGTCATCGACGGCGAGCTCGCCTACCAGGGTTCATCTGCCAAGGCTCGCCATACGGTGGCCCTGGTCAGCTGGGTGGATCCGGAGGATTTTTATCGGCAGAAGGTGGAATACGTCGAGGACGTGTCCGGCATCGCGCGCTACGGCGTGGTGCAAGCCGATGTGGTGGCCATGGGTTGCACCTCGCGCGGTCAGGCCAATCGGGTGGGCAAGTGGCTGCTGTACTCCGAGCAGTCCGAGTCAGAAATCATCACCTTCCGCACAGGCCTGGAAGGGGCTGTGGTGCGCCCAGGGGATGTCATTCAGGTAGCCGATCCGGGTCGCGGTGGCATGCGCCTGGGTGGGCGCATCGCTGCAGCCACCACCACCAGCGTCACGCTGGACCAAGATTTACCGGCCGATTTGCCCTGGAGGATCTCGGTCATCTTGCCCGATGGCACTGTGCAAGAGCGGCAGGTGGGAGCCAACTTCAATGGAGCCAGCGGGCGGACGCTTTCGGTGACCATTCCCTTTAGCATGGCACCGCAAACCGATGCCATCTGGGTGCTGGCTTCGACCATCATCGAGCCTCAGTTGTTTCGGGTGGTGTCAGTGGCCGAGCTCGACCCCGGTGTGCACGAAGTCACGGCCCTGGCCCACAACCCTGGCAAGTACGCCGCCATCGAAGAAGGCCTGGCGCTGCAGCCGCGCGCCATCACGGTCCTGTCGGACATGCCCGCAGTGCCCACGGGGTTGAGCATGCAAGAGAGCCTGTACCGGGTCAAAGACCGGGCGCAGGTGTTGGTGCAGCTGTCCTGGGCTGAAGTGCCAACGGCCATTGCCTACCGGCTCTCCTACCGCGTGGGTGGTGGCAACTTCATCAGTTTGCCGCTGACCAGTGCCAATTACATTGAAATTCGAGATGCCCAGGAGGGCGATTACGAGTTCAGCCTGAGAGCCATCGGTATCACCCGCAAGGAAAGCGCACCCGCCACACTCAGCGCCACGGTGCTGGGCAAGACACTGCCGCCGTCGGATGTTTCCGGCTTTACGGTCCAACGCCGCATGTCCGATCTGTTGCTGAGCTGGGACGAACTGCCCGATGCCGATCTGGCGGGCTACGAGGTGAGGGTCGGGCCCGGCTGGGACGACGCCCAGCTGGTGGCCACCACCTCGGGCACGCAGATGGTCCACGATCAGGATGCGGCCGGGCACTACCCGTACCACATCCGTGCTTATGACACCTCGGGCCACTACAGCGCGCACGTCACCACCTTCGTGCTGACCTTGCTGGCTCCTGCCACGGTGCGTCAGTTCGATGTGGTGCAGTCGGCCAACCGGCTGGAGTTTCGCTGGCAACCCAACCCCGAGCCCGAGGTGGTGGGTTATGAGCTGCGCGAAGGGGCAGCCTGGGACGCATCGCTTTTTGTGGCCGAGGTCAAGTCCACCAGCTACACGCTGCCCTCTGGCTTTGATGGTGAGCGCAAGTTCTGGATCAAGGCGATCGCCTCGCCCGGCATCTACAGCGACACGCCCACCTTCGTCTCGACCGTGGTGGCTCAGCCGCAAAACGCCAACCTGATCCTCGAGCGAGATGAGCAGGCTGCTGGCTTTGCTGGCACCAAGCATTTCGCCTCGGTGGTCACGGTCAATGGCAAAAACGTGCTGCGCATGAACACCGGTGCACAAGTGGCCGAATACCTCTTTGAGCTGGATCTTGTCTCGCCGATCCGGGCGCAAAACACCTTGCTCAGCAGTTTGGGGGCTTCGGTCGACGACCGCACCACATGGCAGGAAGCCAACTTTGTCTGGAGCGGTGACGCTGCCAGGCGGCAATGGACCTATGACGGTGCCATCGCCAACGTGGATGCGCGGTTCCAGATGGCGCGCCAGGACGTCTTGCACCCAGGTGAGTTGTACGGCTGGCGGCTCAGCGGCTCGGTCATGGGCATCGGCAACCTGCAAGCGAACCCCTCGGCGGGTGTGAGCTACGGCAATGGCCGCTATGGAGAAGGGCTCATGGTCAAGGACACCACACATGTGGCCTGGGGTGTGAACATTCCTCAGGTGTTCCACAGCTCGTTCTGGTTCATCGCCCAAGAGGTCACGACTTGCGTGATTTGGGAAGCAACGGGCTCTGGCGGTGCATTGCTGCTGGGCTATGACGCCCAAACCCAAGACTTCTTTCTGGAAGACCACTTGTCCCGGCGTGTCACGCTCGCTTTTGAGCTGGAGGCGTCTGACCGGGTCTGTCTGGGGGTGTGCCAGACCCGTACAGATCGCCGCCTGTTTGCTTGCAGGATGGGCGGCCCTGTCCATTCGGCCAGCGCAGGGATTGAGCCCGTGGGTGGGTTCAGCAGTTTGCAGCTGTACTGAGCCGGGCCGTTCACACCGTCTGCATTAGCAGATTCAGCGCAGCCATCACAGGCAATGCGCTCGACACAGGCGCTGCTCCCGAAAGGGGCAGTGCTTTTTTTAAGCCATTCACATTCAGTGACTTTTACCAAGGCAACTCATGATTGACGAAACCATGCAACTGCAGGGGGCGATGACCCTCATTGTTCAACGCGCCAGTGGCGACACCGAAACCGTTCACAAAGACAACATCATCGTGAATGTTGGCTTTGATTTCATCGCCGACGTGATTGGCAAATCAACCAGCCGCCCCTCGGTCATGGGTTTCATTGCTTTAGGCACAGGCACCACGGCGGCTGCGGCCAGCCAGTCGGCCCTGGTCTCCGAACTCGACCGAAACGCCGCCACTTACGCGCATACGGTTGGCACCAAAGCCTTCAGCTTCACGGCAGACTTCCCAGCGGGTGACGGCACGGGGGCGATCACGGAAGCGGGGGTGTTCAATGCCGCATCGGGCGGGATCATGCTCGACAGGGTGGTGTTCCCGGTGGTGAACAAGGGAGCAGATGACAGTCTGACCGCAGTGTTCACCTTCACCATGAGCTGATCGCCATGGCTGAGACGGTCACCGTAGCCGAGTCTCAAGGCCCGCGCTACACCTGGGCTAATGCCAGTTTTACATGGGCAAGCGCCAGTGCAGGCAAGTCCTGGCTCACCGCGTACCCCGCTGTCTATGTGGTGGCCGTGGCTGCCACGCTGGCTTGGGGCGAGGCGACAGGCCGTCGGTATGGCAAGCGGCTCGCCGAAGGTGTGTCTCTCGCAGAAGAGCGGCGGCATCAAGCCGTACTGCAAAAAGCCGAGTCGCTGGGCTTTGCCGACACCTATTACGACCTGATCGCTTATGTCCTGCGCTGGATCGAATCCCTGTGTGTGAGTGAGAGCGTCTCCAAGGCTGGCCGCAAGTCTGTGCATGAAAACCTCCAAACGCTGGACTACATGGCCCGCTCTGTGACCAAAGCCGTACAAGAAGGTTTGCCCGTGAATGAAAGCCTCTCGCGCCGAGTGCTCCAAAAGCATGGCGAGAGCCTGCCGATGGCATCGGCTAGCGCACGGCGGGCCAGCAAAGCATTCGCAGAAGGGGTGGTTTTGACCGATCGCCTGGATCAAGGCTTCAGCAAACGTGTTAGCGAAGTACTGAACTTTGCCGCGACCTACTACGACCTGATCGCCTTCATCCTGCGCATAGGCGAAGGATTGGCCGTAAGCGATCAGGCCTCCAGGCAGCTTCAAAAACCTGTCTCGGAGGCCTTGAGCACCAACGATCAGCTCACCCGCCAATCCGTCAAACAGGTGGCAGAGGGGCTGGCGTTTGCAGAAAACTTGGGCCGCACGGTGGCGTACAAACGGCTCCTTCAGGAAGGGCTGGGCGTTTCGGACGCTCTGCGCCGGGCGATGCGCCTAGCGGCCCACGAAGTCCTGGCCCTTGCCGAGCAGTACCGCCGCCACGCCAATGGCGTGATCAGCGACATGATCGTGGCCAGCACCGAGATCACCGAGGCCGATTTTGCAAACATTGTGGAAGCTGGCCATCCGCCGGGCTACACGGATTTCCGAGATTTCATTCAGGGTGACTACACCTACCAGAAGGCCTTGTTTCGGGCCATCCTAAAGTCCAGAAACTCTGATAGAGGCTTCATCGATGCGCTGCGCGTCACGGTGGATGTGCCGGATGTCTTTGACCGGGGCACTGTGCAGATCACAAACGCGCTGGCGGGAGCTGTGATTGGGTTTTCTCGAACTTTCAGGGTCCCGCCTGAGGTGACCATGACCCACAAGGGCGGCACGGTGGTCGCCATCCCGCGCCTGTCCAGTGCAGTCACGCGAACAGGTTTCACTGCTGTTTTGGAAAACACCGCTGGCACCCGCGTGACCGGCACCTTCACCTGGATCGCTCAGGGGTACTGACAGCCCCATGTACCTCAATCACTTGTCCATCCATTCACCATGCAAAACTTCACCGACATCCCGTCGTCGCGCACGCTCTCTGATTCTTTGATCGAGATCCTGAACAACGACAAGACAGCGATCTCATGCAACAGTGGAACCACGTTCCCGACCACTAACCAACAGGTGGGCATGCTGTGCTACCGCACCGACCAGCTCAAGCTCTACCAGCTGATCGGCACCAACCCGGACAACTGGCGCTTCATCATGGATTTGGCCAGTGGGATTGATGCCCAGTTCGCAGCCAAGCTCAACGCGGCGGCCTACACCGCAGCGGATGTGCTGGCCAAGCTGCTCACCGTGGATGGCGCTGGCTCAGGGCTGGACGCCGACCTGCTCGATGGACAACACGCCAGCGCTTTTGCTGCAGCGTCGCACAACCACAATGCAGCCTATCTGGGCATCAGCGCTAAGGCGACGGATTCTGATCGGCTCGATGGCTACGACTCTTCGGCCTTTGTCCGCTCGGTCAATGGCGGAGCCCCGGACGCTAACGGCAATGCCACTGTCAGCATCGACCTTTCTGGCCGGGTAGCGCGCACGGGTGACAGCATGAGTGGGCGCCTGACCCTGCCCAGCCAGACCGTACAGAGCACTTCGCCCACGATTGACTTTTACGACACAGACCAGGGCAGTACCCGCTACCTGCATGTCAACAGCAACCTGATGGGGTTTTTGAAAACCGACGGCAACTGGGACATGTACATGAACAACGGCGGCTCCATGTGGACCGCCAACTACGGCTGGTTGCACGACTATTTTTTCAGGCAAGTGGCCAATTGCGGCGGCACAGGTTATGCCATCAATTGCTATGGCAGCGGCAACATCACAACAAGGCATGACTACGAGTTGATTGATGAAGGCGGGCAGCTGCGGCTGCGCACAGTGAATGTGTTGGCCAACTGCAATTGCAACTGCAATTGCTGCGGCTGCTGATGGAGAGCTTGCCCATGAAAACCATCCGCATGCCTTACCCCTTGCAAAGTCCTGCAAGCCCTAATAATGCGCAAAGCACCAACAAAGTCCGAATTGATCGGATCGATGGAGACTTCTATATCGAGCATCTGTTGCCAGCCTATGAAATGGAACTGGATGCATCTGGACGTGTCATTGACGAATATGCGCAGCCCATCTTGGCAGGTCATCAAAGTGCCTTCGTCCATACCCTGCGCCAACCTGACTTGCAACAGTTGGCTCAGGACCCCGGCAACGCCTACACCGTCTGGCTGTTTGCATTACGCCAAGGGCAGAGTGAGCCAGTGTGGATCAACAAGTTCGCCCAGACTGTTCTTTCCAAAGAAGGGTTCCGTGAATACTGGAACCAGCAGCCCATGCTGGTCTTGGCCCAGCTTTGGATTCCGCCGCTCGGTCTGGAGCCCTCGCTGGTGCTCATGTGTTCGCCACAGTCGGACCAGACCGAAGTGACTGGTTTTGAGTTCGATCACGCGTGGGAAACCAATTCTGTCGCCATGGTCATGGCGTTTCCGCTGTTTCGATTGGCCGATGAAGGAGGCGATCCACATCGCATCCGCATTACGGCGGTCAATGACCAAGGGGAGGCGATCCCGGCGTCCGGGCAAGTGCTCCTGAGCACCACGGCCGGAGCCTTGAGCAACAGCCGCCCAAGCCTGGAGCAAGGGCAAGCCCTGGTCACACTCTTTGGCGCAGATCCTGGGGCTCTGGCCAAGATCAAACTGGGGTTCAAGTGGTTCAGTGGTGTCGAAGAGCTGGAGGTGCGGGTGTGACCCTTGCTGAAAATGTCCGTGCGCGCTTCGTGCAGCGGGTCGATGAGTTCACACAGCCGCTGGCCGTAGAGGTTCTGGCCGAAGCCGATCGTCTGTCTTGGCGACTGTGGGAGCCATTGGCGATGTTGCGGCCAGAGGGGCCGGTCGGCAAGGTCACCCAGACGCAGTATCGGGTCCAACCTTCAGGCGCTTCAATGCCAGACGCGTATTCAATGCCTAGGCGGGGTCAGCCCAGTACCTACACGTTGCCGGTTCGCTCGGACATGCCCGTCGGGCACACCGAGACTATTGATGGGCAGCCATGGGGCCTCGTCGATGAAATCGCCCTGGATCCACAGGCCATGCGCGCCAAACCACGCATGTACGGGCAGCACCTGAGCGATTGGGCCGCGTGGATGTTTGTCCTGTGCATGGACACCTGGCGCTTCATGGCACCCTTTAACCGTCATGTTCTGACCCGCAGCAGTCAGGTAGACAGCGAAGGCTTTACCGCCTTGTCCTTGCCGCTGACCAAGGCACGCCAGAAACACTTGGTCGCCGGGTCTTGCCTGGTGCCTTGGCATGAACTGCCGCTCAGTGCTCAGATGGTGCTTCGCATCAACGCCTACCCCGGGGGCGCGCTGTGGACCAATTTACCTGTGGATGAACATGTGCGCTATTCCAAGACAAGCGATGGATTTCTTGGGCACGCGCACACCATTACCAGTCTGCACACGCATTTGCCCACATTCAGTGTTCATGTTCCGCCAGTGGTTGCACCTGATCAGTGGGTCGAGCTCGAAATCCGTGCTTCCGAGCCTGTCGATGCCTGGCTGCATGTGCATGCCGTCTCGGGTTATGTCCCGCAACACCGCTTGCGCATGCAAGCAGGTCGCGCCCAAGTTCGAGCACTGGCCTTAGGCCTGCGTCCCGGAGAAAACCTGCACCTTCAATTTGGATTAGGGGCCGTCACCGCACTGGCCCAAGGAGTGATTCATGTCATTTGAGCCATCTACGATTCCCCCACCACCCATCATGGCGGTGGCCACACCAGCCAGCCCGCACCCGGTCTCATCGACCGTCGCCTCAGAAAACCACCCAACGTCACCCCAACGTTGGGTTTTTTCTTTGTGGCCCAGCACCGTTCATGTCCAGCCGTCGGGCTTGTCACCCCGGCTGCTTGAGCGGTTGGCGCAGGCAGTCCTCCGGGAGGACGCCCACCACCGCTGGGGTCCCGAGGCCTGGCAGTGCCGCAGCCACGACTTGCTGCAGGCAGGCGTATCTGCGGCAGATGGCCGTAACGACATGTTGGCAGTGGTCCGTGCGCACCTGCAATCCATCTGGGGCACATACCGCTATCGGCTGAGCGCCCACATCATGCGATGCCAGCCAGGGTTTCATGTGGCAGAGCACATTGCCAGCGCACGCGCTGGGCTCAACACGGTGTTGTTCTTGCAAGCCGACTACCCGGCAACCGACAGCCCCAACGTTCGAACATCCGGCTGTATGGTCATTGGCAATCCCGCCAAGCGCGTTAATGAAAGTCTGCTCCCCTGGGAGACGCTAGTGCAATTTCCGATCACCCCGCAGCCTGGCCTGCTGGTGACCATGCCGCTGTGCACGCCGCACGGGTATTTTCCGCTGCGCACCCAGTCGCGCGATACCCTGGCCATCGAATTTCACTCGGTGGCCGAACCGGAGGATGATCATGCTTGATCTGCACAACCCGGTCTCGTTTGCCGATAGTGTTTTGGATCAGTCGACCTCCCAGGCGCTCATCGATTGGCTGCAGCACCTGCAGTACCGCTACTACCGCATCACCAACAAAAACGAGCCAGAGCCATTCCCTATCTGGCACCGTGAGCTGATGGGGCGGGATTGGCCCATCAACCAAGCCTCTGACTACAGCTGCACGCCGCAACTCCTGCAGGACGAGACGAGCGTGCTGCCCCAAGTCTGGATGTCTTGCATGCGAGCACTGAAGTTACCCGTCATGACCCAGTGCCATGGCGTGTACGCCAATGCCAACACCCATGGCAACGAGGGCAATGTTCACATCGACAGCCAGCATCCACTGGACAGAACCCTTTTGATTTACGGCGTGCGGCACTGGCAAGCGGGGTGGGGCGGGGAGACAGTTTTCTACGACCAGGACGACCGCTTGCTCGGCTCTGTTATGCCCGCACCTGCTCGGGCGGTTTTCTTTGCCGGGCATATCCGCCATGGCGTCAACCCCATCTCCCGCGCCTGCCGCGATCTGCGGCCTGTGCTGGTGTTCAAAACGCGGCTTCATGAGCCGCAAAAGGCCCTCTCATGAAATTTGAAATTCACGCTTTGCACCCGGACGGCCAATCAGTCTTGCTCCACTATGACAACCAGCTGTCTGAACTGACGTGGCAGGACGGCACGCCCGTGATGCCAGTTCAACCGGGCACATTTCGCGATACCACAGTGGTCTCGGTCAACCAGCCTGGTCGCAAGGGGAATGTCCGAGTTCTCAAGCTCAGCCTGGGCCTGTCCTGCAACTACGAATGCAGCTACTGCAACCAGCGCTTTGTGCCGCATGCGAATGCCAGCCATCCGGATGACATAGAGCCCTTCATCAGTCAACTGACGGACGCGCTAATTGAACCCCCAGAGCGCATCGAGTTCTGGGGCGGTGAGCCGCTGGTCTATTGGAAGACGCTCAAACCGCTGGCTGAGCGCCTGCGCGGCCTGTATCCACATGCCCAGTTCAGCTTGATCACCAACGGCAGCTTGCTCGATGCGCAAAAGATCGAGTGGCTCGACCAGATGGGGTTTTCTGTAGGCTTGTCACATGACGGTCCGGGCCAGTCCAGCCGAAGCCCCGATCCGCTCAGCGACCCTGAGCGGTACGCAACCATCATGGCGCTTTATGCACGGCTTCATCCTCAAGGCCGCATCAGCATCAATTCCATGGTGCATGCGGGCAATCAGAGCCGCGCGCAGATTCAGGCCTGGTTGCAGCAACGATTTGGCCAGGATGTGCGCATCGGGGAGGGGGCTTTCATTGACCCCTATGACGAAGGTGGCTTGGCAGCTACCCTGCAAACTCCTCAGGACCATTTGCACTTCAGGGCCCAGGCCTACAAAGAGCTGCGGATGGGCCTGGCTTCTCGCATGTCGGTTGCGCAGCAGCGCATCATGGATTTCGTGCAATCCATCCGGACTGCGCGACCTGCCACTTCCCTGGGGCAAAAGTGCGGCATGGACCACGCCAGTCATCTGGCCGTGGACCTGCACGGTAATGTCCTTACCTGCCAAAACGTGAGCGCTGCGGCTGTTTCCCCCAACGGCCAGCCGCACAAGACCGGCCACCTCACTGATCTGGCCAACGTACAGATGCGGACTTCTACCCACTGGAGCCAAAGAGCCGACTGCCCCAGCTGTCCAGTCTTGCAGCTCTGCAAAGGCTCGTGCATGTTCCTGGATGGGCCGCTTTGGGACGCTGGTTGTGACGCAGCGTTTTCTGACAATGTGCCCTTTCTGGCCGCTGCCATCGAATACCTGACCGGCTGCATCCCGTACTACATCGACGGTGACTTCAGGCAGGACCGAAAAGACGTTTTTGGGCAAGTCCACGGCATTCCACATCAGCCCCGCAAACGCGTGATTCCCATCTTGGCGCACGACACATCGGTCGCCACCTGATTCAACACCCATCCATCCCAACATCCGCTCGCCTGACCTGGTCAGTGCGGGCTTTTTACTTTGGAGACTCGTATGCCTGAACCGACAAGCTCTGGCGTGGCAGGGGCGGCCGCTGCTTACAAGGCCTTTGGGGGCACTGCTGCCGCTGTCGCCAGCGGTGCCACGCTGGCAGCGGTGGTCGTAATGCTCATGACGCCGCCGCGCGACAAACGTGAATGGGCCGTGGGCCTCATCAGTACCGTGGTCTCCAGCATTGGTGGCGGCGCCATCACGGTGGAGCACTTCCAGTTGCATCACTGGGCGTTTTCCACGGTGGGTCTGTGCGCCCTGGGCGGTCTCATGTTCGCCTGTGGCCTGCCAGGCTGGGCCATGGTGCGCTGGGTGTTCAATTTCATTGGCCAGCGCCGCGACGCCTCTATTGACCAGGTGGCCAAGGATGTGAGGGAGATGCTGTGAAACCGCAAGACTTCATCTCCCTCATCGGCCCTGCAGCCCAAGCCAGTCGCCTGCAGACGGGCATCCCGGCCAGCTTTGTGGTGGCGCAAGCCGCGCTGGAGTCCGGCTGGGGTGAGTCGGGCCTGGCCAAGTGTGCCAAGAACCTCTTTGGCATCAAGGCCGACCGCAGCTGGACGGGTCAGCGCATCACCCTCAAAACCCGCGAGTTTTTGAACAAGCAGTGGGTGGTGATCCCGGCCGACTGGCGTGCCTACCCCGATTGGCAGGCTTGTCTGGTCGACCATGGCCAGTTTTTGCGTCGCAACAAGCGGTATGCCGCTTGCTTTGCCTGCACCACGGGCAAGACTTTTGCGCAGGCGGTGGCCAAGGCAGGCTATGCCACCGACCCGCGCTATGCCGACAAGTTGATCAACATGATCGACAAATACCAGCTTGAAGCGCTGGACCCGCCACCTGACGCATTGCCGGAGGCCTCATGACTGCCTGGCTTATCCCCTGGCTCGGCGCCTTACCCCTGCGATGGATCGTCTCAAGCCTCATGGCTGCGGGCCTGTTTTGGGCCGGCCACCGTCTGGGGCAGCAGGGCGTCCAGCAGGCCTGGGATGCAGAGCGCCTGCAGCAACAAACCGCTGCCTTAGCCCAATCCCTGCAGGTAGCCCAAGTTCAAACCCAACAAGAACAGATCAACCAGCGCATCAGCACCGAACATGACACCCGAAAAAACCAACTTCAGCACCTGTGGCGGCCCCCAAAACCGCCCACTTCG